GTTGAACAGTTTAAGTCTGACGATATTGAGGGTAAGTATTCTCAGTACAACACGTTGATGTTGGAAGTGTCTTCATATGAAGGTCAATTGGAACGTAAGAAGTTGGTTGTCAACAACAAGTTGGACAAGTTGAAGAAGCTTGAAGCTCACAAGTACGACCCAAATTGTACATACTGTGTCAATAATGTGTTTGTTCAGGATGCAATTAAGACCAAGGAAGATCTTGAAAACGATAAGGTTGAAGCTAGATCTTTGATTACAAAGTTGACAGAAGTCAAAAACAAGGTGTCTACTGTCGAGACCGTGGCGGGACAATATCAGGAATATCGAAAGTTGTCCAATGATCTGACCACGTTGAATAAGAACATTTCATCGTTGGAAAACGGACAGTTGCAATTGGAGAATACGATTGTCAAGGATAAGAACTCATTGGAGGTTATCAATGGCAAGATTAAGGAGTATTATGATGCTAAGGATGCAATTGAATCCAACATCAAAGTTCAACAAACTATTGACGGTATCAAAGTTAATATCAAGAACATCGATTTCAACATCAAGACTATCAATGGAAAGATTGTTGATTTGAAGAGTAAGATCAATACTTGGACATATCAGAAGTCTGAAATTGAAAAGAAGATCGTGGAGGCAAAGGAGACCGAGAAGATTTACCATGCCTACACGTATTATGTCGATGCGGTGTCAAGAGATGGGTTGCAGTATCAAATCATCTCCAAAGCGTTGCCTGGGATTGAGGCAGAGGTCAATAACATTCTGAATCAGATCGTTGAGTTCACAGTGTCGTTTCATACTGATGGTAAGAACATTATGACTTACATTGTGTATGAGGATAAAAAGTGGCCTTTGGAACTTGCTAGTGGTTTGGAGAAGTTTGTAAGTTCTTTGGCAATTAGAGTTGCGTTGATCAACGTATCCAATCTACCCCGACCCAACTTTATTGCTATTGATGAAGGATTTGGGTGTGCTGACAGTGATCATTTGTCTGCCATGGCCAATTTGTTCTCGTTTTTGAAGAGCAATTTTGACTTTGTATGGATTGTGAGTCACTTGGATGTACTAAAGGATATGGTTGATACCCGTTTGGAGATAGTCAAGGACAATGGGTTTTCACGTATTAATTTCCAGTGATTTCTATATGTATTGTTGAACACAATACATATGGCAATTATATCAAATCCACGAAATGTCGGACAGAAGCTGAATCTATCAAGTCTTAAAGTTGATATTGAAGATTCTTCATTTCTGTCCGAATATTTTGTATTATCGGAATACTCTCCCAAGTTTACTGCCGGTAAAAACACATTCTTATTAAATGGGTCTGACAAACTTGCATCCGGAACACCTATACAGTTAGAAGTATTAGATGCACTTGGCAATTCTTTATACGTTGAAATTGCCAAAACCAATAATGTTGCGTACAAAGAAGGTGGGGCCATCAGAATTTCTGTTTATGTTTACAGTGATACTCCATATGGTGTTGGTAAAATCATTCTTGTTAGTCGTGAAAAACAAAATCACAAAGTGGTAAGATGGATTGGTAACATACAAATTAACCCATTGGTTCAAAATACATCAAAGGTTTTTTTTTATAAACCACCCACATTAACGGTTGATTCATCATTTGTACCAATCGTCACTGATCAATCTACTGGGTACGTTCAAACTGTAGCTGGCTCTCCTGTACAAACCAATGCGGTTACTCCAAAGAAGGGTGATGACTATGGTTTGTTTGATGTCAATTCAACGCCGATTGATTATAGATTAACTATATTTGACGATGGATTGATTATGTCATCATCAATGAAGAACTCTTTGGTAGACATATACGTCACCAAGGTAGATGATGTAGTTGGATCTGTAAACATTACATCATCAAATGTGATTACTGAAATCATTGATGATAAAAATGTCAAGTTAAAACATCCAATCTACTACATCAATAATCAGAATAAAAAGATTATTGTCAATGCGGTTGATGCAACATTAAATGCACTGTTCACTAATGTCAAATATGACGCACGGTTTTTGACCAGTTCATCATACAATCAATCTGTAGCATTTGTCGAATATTCTGATATCAAAACATTTTCTGGCAATGTATATCGTCACAAAATGTACAGAAGAAGTTTGAGTACAGCTGGTGATTTTGAAATTATTGCTGATGAACCAATTGTGGATTCTGATTTATTGATTGATCAAACTACCCCAAACAGTTTTTTCAAAAGTTTAGGATCGTTTCCAAATGTGGATCATTTGAACCACTATTGGTATAAAAGTTCTGGGGCAACATCGTTGGCCAGAGATGCGTCATACTTGATGGATTCGATGATATTCACCAATAACAATGACGCTGAACATTATGTAATTGTAAAAAACAATACCAACGGTGGAAGTCAAAACCATGTTTATTCTCCATACAACGCATCTGAAAATATTACCGAATCAGGAGTTGGTTATGATAGTAATTTCATGAAATTTTATCCTGATGTCACATATAAATTATCTTGTAAAACCAGAATCATAAAATCAAACACCTCAAAACCGGCTTATGTATCGTTTTACATTACATCATCACTGTATGATCAAATCAACAGTGATGCAAACTATGATGTAAACAGAGGAATAAAGATTGGCGAGTTTTATTTGGATGAACGATCATCGTCATTATATTATCCGTCTTCTGTTGTTTTTTACAACAAGTTCAAAAATGAGTTTAATGGAACGATGGTGATTTACACAAGAAATTGTGAAGCAACATTGTCCGATATTAAACTCACGACATATTCGGAACCATCGTTTTCGCCGGATATTTTTGTAACACGTATTCCATTTCCAGTATCAGTTGCCGGAGAACAGTTTGAAATCAAAGCTGAGTTATTTGACGTTAATTCAAATCTTGTGTATTCGGATCTTCGTACAATTAGTACATTTGACGTTTCTGGATCTACTCTCAATAAAGTTCCGGGTATAACCTCAGCCGATACGACCAACGGATTGACGGTGTTTAATGTAATTGTCAAGACAGAACAAACCAGTCCTGCACAAGGTATAACCATGTTGGACGCATCAAGATTTAGTTTTGAGGCGAGTGGAAGTGGTGGTGACAATGCAACAAATGGAACCTTTTATATTAAACGGGGTACAGTAAGTATTAGTCCCCAAGTTACTAGCGGGGTTGGTGGTAAAGTATTTATTAAACCAAGTACAACTTTAGAAATCAATCCAACATCATTGGGCACATTAGACAACATTGATATTGGACAATCAACTCATAAAAAAGGAAAGTTTACTGATTTGGAAGCAACTGTATCTGCTACTGTTCCAACTACTACTGCTCCTGCAACAGTAAGTGCTACCGTTACAAGTACCACTTTGGCATCAACGCCAGGTACGGTTGACGTGGTATGTCCATTAAAAACCCCAGATGGTTGGTTATTAATCAATGGCAAGAAAGTTCCTTATTACAACTAATTGACGATATTTATAAGACGATATGGTAAAACTATCTGATTTTTTGGTCGAGGCAGCTTCAAGTTCTAGTCAACAGGACATGGAGAAAAACTCATTGCGTCTTGAAAACACCATCAAATATCTTCAGACCAAGAAAAAGGTATTGTTGATTGCTACATCAAACAGATGGGAAGGTCATAAAGACGACGAAGCTAAATCCACCAAACTTGCAAAGTTGGTTGCTGAACGTTTAGGAACCGACAAGTGTGAATTTATTGATGCCAGCAAATTGAACATTGCTGTGTGCGAAGGTAACGTATCCTCCAAGTTTGGAAATCATTGTGGAGAAAAAGGTGCACTGTTAAAAGACAAAGATAAAAATCCAAGTGGATATCATCGTTGTTGGGCAAGTATCAATAACAAATCAGATGAACTATGGAAGATCACAAAACCAATGTTTGAAAGTGACGCCATTGTATTTTTTACATCAATTCGTTGGGGTCAGACCAACAGTGTGCATCAAAAGTTGATTGAACGATTAACATGGATTGAAAACCGACACTCGACACTGGGTGAGTCTAACATTATTAAAAATGTTGATTCTGGAGTTATTGCTTTGGGTCAAAATTGGAATGGTAAGGATGTTGTAAAAACTCAAAAAGAGATGTTAGAGTTTTACGGATTTCAGACTCCATCTGAACTATTTTGGAATTGGCAATATACAGATAATCCATTGGATGAAACAAAAAAATCATATTCCAAAGCCATCACAGTATTTAATGATACGTTCGAAGTATAAACCAAAATAAAAAGTTATGAAAAAAGCATCCGGAAAAAGTAATTTGGCAATCGTTAGGGACTATCTGAACGGAGAACGTCCTTTTATTCAAGTTGGTTACACAGCAGATTCAGATTTTGCCAGTCGCAAAGAAGGCGAAGTTTGGATTGACGCAAATGGAAGAAAGTGGATCAAAAAGAATGGATCAAAACGAGCTGTTAATCAAGTCAATAGTTCTGTTATCGAAGCTACCAAACAGATCTGTAAAAACTGTAATATGGATATTCGATGGGGTAATAGATACGATCAAATCTTTTTCAATAAGACTGGTCGTTGTCAAGAATGTATTGCCAAATTTGAAACTCAACTGCGTATCGAAGGTAAATACGATGATTACGAACAAAAGAAACTGCTTCAGAATCAATTGAGTCAAGCAAAAGAGTTTAGAACCAAAGTTCAAGAGAGTTTTGATTTTGTGTCATCACACGAAAAGATTTCGTTTCCTAACGGCGATGGAACGATGGATGAATGGACAATTGAACGCCGTGAAAATATTTTGAAGGATTTGAAGAAGGATCTCAAAAAGATCGACAAACAAATCGTTAAAATCGAACAAAAATTGGAGAAGTTAAATCATGTCGAATGAGAAATCATTAAGAGATATCATCAAGGCAGAATACAAAAAGTGTCTTGAAAATCCCATGTACTTCATGAAGAAGTATGTGAAAATTCAACATCCTAAACGTGGTACCATTCCATTTGAACTATATCCCTTTCAAGATACAGCGCTTCAGGAGTTGATTGATAACGACTATAACATCATTCTCAAGAGTAGACAGTTGGGTATTACTACATTGAGTAGTGCGTATAGTTTGTGGATGATGATATTTCACAGTGATAAAAATATTCTGTGCATTAGTATTACTCAAGAAACTTCAAAAGAAATTGTTACCCGCGTTCGTTTTGCTAATGATAATCTACCAAGTTGGTTGAAAGTTCCATGTGTTGAAGATAATCGTTTGTCACTACGATTAAAAAACGGATCACAAATCAAAGCAGTATCATCATCTGGTACTGCTGGTCGTTCCGCTGCACTATCAATGTTGATTATTGACGAAGCTGCGTTCATTGACAACATTGATGAAATTTGGACTTCTGCACAATCCACATTGTCAACTGGTGGTAAAGCTATTGTGTTGTCTACTCCAAATGGTGTAGGTAATTTCTTTCATAGAACGTGGGTTGAAGCTGACGCAAAAAAGAACAAGTTTCATACCATCAAACTTCCATGGCATTTACATCCAGAACGTGATCAAACATGGAGAGATGAACAAACAAAACTTCTTGGACCTAAAATGGCAGCTCAAGAATGTGACTGTGACTTTGCTACATCTGGTAACACAGTCATTGATGTTCCTATTCTTGATTTTTATAAACAGTCAAAAGTACGTCCTCCGGTTGAAACAAGAGGAATGGACAAATCGTATTGGATTTGGGAGTATCCCGATTACTCACGATCATATTTGTTAGCAGCGGACGTTGCTCGTGGTGATGGTGCTGACTACAGTGCATTTCATGTAATTGATGTTGAAAGTTTCACACAGGTTGCTGAATACAAAGGACAGGTCAGTACAAAAGATTATGGTAACATGTTAGTTAATGTTGCCACAGAATACAATAACGCTTTGTTGGTTATTGAAAATATGAATGTTGGTTGGGGTGCAATTCAACAAGCGTTGGACCGTAAGTATGCCAATTTGTTTTACAGTAGTGCCGATTTGAAGTATGTGGATGTGGAACATCAAATGACAAATCGTATTCATTCATCTGAAAAGAAAATGACTCCGGGTTTTACGACTACATCTGTAACTAGACAATTGATTATTTCACGATTGGAAACCTATATGCGCGAAAAGGCTATTAACGTACAATCTACTCGTATTGTTGATGAATTATATACCTTTATTTGGAATAATGGTAAAGCAGAAGCCATGAGAAACTACAACGATGACTTGGTAATGGCATTTGCAATTGGGTTGTGGGTTCGTGACACAGCATTGAAACTACGTCAACAGTCTATTGATCTTACTAGAAATATGTTGGGAAGTATCAATAGATCAGAAACACAATCTGCTCCAATTTATTCATCTAAACAAGCAGCAGCCCATCAATCATGGGAAATGCCCACAGGTTTAAAAGATCAAAAAGAGAGTTTAACGTGGTTATTATAATACTCTTTCACTATTTATTTACCAGAAAATAATAAACTTGTATGGCAGATCAACCGACCGATTTAAAGAGTAGATCACTATTTGCTCGTCTTAAGAGACTTTTTTCCACAGATGTTATTGTACGTAACATTGGTGGTAAAAAACTAAAAGTAGTAGATACTGACGAAGTAGCATACGCAACAGATCGTAATACACTTCGTGATCGTTTCAACCGTATTCGTACTTCTGCGTACAATCAGTACAGTAGAGATTTTACTCTCAGTTATCAAGCAGCTCGTATCGAGCTTTTCAGAGATTATGATACGATGGACATGGATCCTATTCTAAGTTCTGCTCTTGACATTTATGCGGATGAATCACTTACTCGTAATGAGTTGGGTGATATTTTGGTTATTAATACACCAGATGATAACATTAAACAGATTCTACGCAATTTGTATTATGATATCATGAATATCGAATTTAACCTATGGAGTTATGTTCGTAACATGTGTAAGTATGGAGATTTTTATCTTCGTCTATATGTTAGTCCCGAATACGGTGTATACATGATTGAACCAATTAGTGCTTATAATGTTACCCGTGTTGAAAATAGTGATTTATACAATAAGAACTATATCAAGTTCCAAGTGAATCTTCCAGATGGTGGTAAAGTTGAAGATTTGGAAAACTATCAGGTAGCACATTTTCGTTTGTTGAGTGACAGTAACTTCCTTCCGTATGGTAAGAGTATGTTGGAAGGTGCACGTCGTGTTTGGAAACAATTGAGTTTGATGGAAGACGCAATGTTGATTCATCGTATCATGCGTGCTCCTGAAAAACGTATTTTCAAGATTGACGTTGGTAATATTCCTCCTAATGAAATTGATTCTTACATGGAGAAGTTGATTGCCAAGACCAAGAAGGTTCCATATGTCGATGAAAAAACCGGAGATTACAATCTACGATTCAATCTTCAGAATATGGTGGAAGACTTTTACTTACCAGTTCGTGGTGGTGATAGTGGTACCAGCATTGAATCATTGAGTGGTATGGAATTTACTGGTACAGACGATATTGAATATCTTCGTAAGAAGATGATGGCTGCTCTCAAGATTCCCAAGGCATTCTTGAGTTATGATGAAGATTTGAGTGGTAAAGCTACGTTGGCACAAGAAGATGTACGTTTTTCACGTACCATCGAACGTATTCAACGTATTATTATTAGTGAGTTGACCAAGATTGGTATTGTTCATTTGTATGCTCAAGGTTATAGAGATGCAAGTTTGGTGGACTTTAGTTTGGAATTGACTAATCCATCCACTGTATTTGAAAAGGAGAAGATTTCAATTTGGGGTGACAAAGTTAATGTTGCTAAAGACATGATTGAAAACAAATTGTTTAGTAAGAAGTGGGTATATCGTGAAGTTTTCAATATGTCGGATGATGATGCTTCTGCGTTGAAAAACGATATTGTTGATGATTCTAAACAAACATATCGTTTCAAACAGATTGAAGAAGAAGGTAACGACCCTGCAAAATCATTCCAAAAGGTCAATCCCGAAGGCGAGTCCTCTGGTGGAGGTGGCGGCGGTACTGAAACTGGTGGTGCTGAAGCAGGAGGTGAAGCTGGTGCTCCTACATTGAAGGAAAAGGCCAAACCCGACTCAGATTATGTAAGACCTTCTCAAAAGGGATTGAAGAAGGCATCAGACTATCCTTTTGGAGAAGATGTTACTGGACGATTGGAGAACAATCGATCAATTAAATCTGATATGTCTATCACTCCTAAGTTTGCAGGAGGATCTGTATTTAGTCTCGAAAGCATTTCTAAAGGTTTGGTTCCAAAGTTAGATAACTATTTAAAGTCTCTTAAACAGGAGAAACAGGAGTTACTGTCAGAAAATAACAATAAATCCATGATGGATGAAACGAATATATTGGAATAATACAAATATGGGAGTTTTATCAAAAATTAATATATTTATAAATTATAACTACTAATATGCACAAATCGAAGCATTCAAAGTTCAAAAATACAGGAATTTTGTTTGAGTTGCTGACCCGTCAAATTACTGCTGATATTATCGGTGGTAAAGACGAATCCGCTGCAAAACAAATTTTGTTTAAGTATTTTTCTGAGAACACAGAATTGGGAAAAGAATACCAACTTTATAACTTCTTGTTGAACGAAAAAGCTAGAGACACATCACACGCTGATCGAATGATTGGTGTAGTTCTTGAGTCCAGATCACAACTAGACAGCAAAAAGTTAGCACAACAAAAGTACGATCTTATTAGTGAGATAAAAGAATTGTATCCTATTGATAGCTTTTTGAAGGGAAATATCAAAAATTATCGTATTTTAGCTTCGATATACAAAGTTTTTGAAAACAAGACCGCTTCAAAGTTTGATGTCAAGGAGGTTCTTCAGTCCAGAGAGTCTATTATTGAGTGTTTGTGCATCACCGTAACTAAGAAGTCTGACACTGAAGAAAATCTCCTTGAATATTACAAACAACAAAGTGAAGATATTCGTTTGTTGGCATATAAGTTGTTATTGGAGGGATTAAACACCAAGTATAAGGACTTT